ATTAGGGTCGGCAGATGTTGGTAGCATCGTGGCCGACAAAAGTATTTATATAATTTGACTTTTTACCGTGGAGGTAGTATAATGATCGTACGTAAGAAACCTGTAGAGGTAGAAGCATATAAATTAACAGAAGATACTTCTGGTATGATTGTTGATTGGTGTAAAGGGTTGTTAATTGAAACCGCTTATGGACCAACAATTCAGATTTTGACTCTTGAAGGTGTAATGACTGCTCGTAATGGTGACTATATTATTAAGGGTGTTGCTGGAGAATTTTATCCTTGCGCCCCGGAAATCTTTGATCGAACATATGAGGTTATAGATGAATGACGCTAAAATTATAGCAATAACACAACCATGGTTGTATAAAACTGAAGCTTCTAATTGGTTTTATAATAAACGAATTCCATTAACGGTTGATGAATTTGTTGCTTATGTTGCTAGAGTTTCTAATCCTTCTAATCAGAATAATCATTTAACTTCTGAAAAACTTTTAAAATATTTAGTTAAGAATAAGCATTGGAGTCCATTTGAACTTATAAATGTTGTTATTGAGGTTACGACTACTAGGGATATCGCTCGACAAATACTTAGACATAGATCGTTTTCTTTTCAAGAATTTAGTCAACGTTATGCTGATCCAACTTCGGATTTAGGGTTTGGAGCAAGAGAAGCACGACTTCAGGATCAAAAGAATAGGCAAAATTCTATAGAAACTCAAGACGATGAATTACAAAAGTGTTGGTACGCTAAACAAAAGCAACAGATACACGAGGCAAAATTAGCGTATAAGTGGGCTATTGATAATGGAATAGCAAAAGAACAGGCAAGAGCAGTATTACCAGAAGGTTTAACAGTTTCTAGAATGTATATGAATGGAACTCTTAGAAGCTGGATACATTATTGTCAGATCAGAATGGCAGAAGGCACTCAGAAGGAACACAGACAAGTTGCTACTAGTGCTTGGGAAGAAATTATTAAAGAGTTTCCATCATTGAAAGAATTGTTATGAATAAAAACTCTCTTTCAATAAATAGTATTAATGTCCGTCACGGTGGTGGAACACCTACGGACTCTAACGCTATTAGGGAGCATCAGCCTATGATTATTTATCGTCGTATTTACGAAGAGCATTTTGGACCTATTCCAAAAGGTCATCATATCCACCATAAAGATGGAAACCATTCCAACAATCATATAGATAACCTTCAGTGCATGACAGCACAGGAGCATTTTCAAATACATTATGATCAAAAAGACTATGGCGCTTGTTGGGCTATGTTAAGAACAGGTCATGTTATTCTTACTGAAGAACAGAGATCTGAAATATCAAGCAGACAGATGAAATATCAGTGGGATAATAATAGAGATAAAATGTTAAAAGCAAGAAAAGATAGAGACGATTCCTGTTTGATTGGTAGAACTTGGAAACTTTCTCAAGAGAATGCAGCTAAAGTTAGCTCTTATATTACTCCATTTACTTCAGAAACAGCCGATATATGTAAAGATACTATATGGATAAATGATGGAGTTAAGAATAAAAGATTAAAGAAAGATAAAGAGATGCCCGAAGGTTATACTAAGGGAAGATTGTTTACGCCATGGAATAAGAAGGAAAAGTAAGAATGCCAGAGATGAACGTTTACCAGCAGTGGATACACAAAAGCCGATATGCACGTTACTTGCCAGATCTAAAAAGAAGAGAACATTGGAACGAAACTGTTCAACGATACGTTGATTATATGTTTAATAAAGTTGAAATTAATGACGAAAAGTTAAAAAAAGAAGTATTTGACGCAATTCATAATCTCGAAGTTATGCCATCGATGCGTAGTTTGATGACTGCTGGTAAGGCTCTTGATCGCGATAATGTTGCTGGTTATAATTGTTCTTATTTGCCAATTGATGATCCCAAAGCATTTGATGAGGCAATGTGTATTCTTATGAATGGCACTGGTGTTGGGTTTTCAGTTGAACGACAATATGTAAATAAATTACCAGAAATCCCAGAACAACTTTATGATTGTGATACTATTATTACAGTTCGTGATTCTAAAGAAGGTTGGTCAAAAGCTCTACGCATGCTTATTGCTCTTCTTTATACTGGTGAAATTCCAAAATGGGATATTACTGGGCTAAGACCAGCAGGAGCTCCATTAAAAACATTTGGTGGACGTTCATCTGGCCCAGAACCATTAAATGATTTATTTAAATTTATTGTTCGTATTTTTAAGCATGCGCATGGGCGTAAATTAACTTCTCTAGAATGTCATGATATTATGTGTAAAATCGGAGAAGTAGTAGTTGTTGGTGGAGTTCGGAGATCTGCCATGATTTCATTATCAAATCTTAGTGATGATCGTATGCGTCATGCTAAGGCAGGTCAGTGGTGGGAAGCAAATGTCCAAAGAGCCTTGTCAAATAATTCAGCTGTCTACACGGAGAAACCAGAAGTCGGCCAGTTCATGCAAGAATGGCTATCAATCTATGAATCAAAGTCCGGAGAAAGAGGAATTTTCAGTAGAGCTGCAAGCCAAAAAGTTGCTAAGAGAAACGGCAGAAGAGATCCAGCACATGAATTTGGAACAAATCCTTGCTCAGAAATCATTCTCAGACCGTATCAATTCTGTAACCTTACTGAAGTTGTTATACGTTCAGATGACACTGAAAAAACTCTCGCCAGAAAAGTTAGAGTAGCAACTATTCTTGGAACGTTTCAATCAACATTAACACATTTTCCATATCTACGTAAGATTTGGCAAAAGAATACTGAAGAAGAACGTTTGCTTGGAGTATCATTCACAGGTATCTATGATTCTCCTTTGATGAACGATTACAAAGATCCAGAACTTCCTGCTCGTTTAGATCGTTTGAGGCAAGTTGCTGTGGATACGAATAAAGAGTGGAGTGAAAAACTTGGAATTAACCAATCTGTTGCAATTACTTGCGTCAAACCATCCGGTACTGTTTCTCAGCTTGTCCTTAGTCCTTCCGGTATTCACCCTGGTCATGACCGCTATTATTATAGACGTGTTCGTTCTGATAACAAGGATCCCCTTACGAAACATCTTATTGATGCTGGTGTTCCCCATGAGCCTGACGTTACTAAGCCTCATTCTACTACAGTATTTACGTTCCCTATGAAACTACCTGATTCTTCTATAACTAGAGAAACAGTATCAGCTATTGATCATCTTGAGTTGTGGCTAAAGTATCAACGTCATTGGTGCGAGCATAAACCTTCTGTCACAATTAATGTTAAAGAAGAAGAGTGGCCAAGAGTTGGTGCTTGGGTTTATGATCATTTTGATGAAATGTCTGGTGTTTCGTTTCTTCCTTATGATGGTGGAACTTATCGTCAAGCTCCATACGAAACTATTACAAAAGAAGAATATGATTCAGCAATTATAAATATACCTACAAATGTTGATTGGGATGCTCTTATAGAGGAAACCGATCAAGTCGAAGGAGCTCAGACGCTGGCATGTTCAGCAGGAAATTGCGAAATATGATAAAAACATTATTAACATTTTTGTTGTTAACAACTTCTGTTTATGCAGACCCATTAGTAGTTGCTCCAATTTTACCAAATCAAACTATGACTCCAGGAGTTGCTGATCCAAGAGGAACCAGAGAGAATATTTGCCTTTCTGGTTATTCTGGTTCTGTCAGAAACGTTTCACAAAGAACAAAACAACAAGTTTTTGATCTGTATCATTTAGATAGAACTAAAGATAAGTTTGAAATAGATCATCTTATATCTTTAGAACTTGGTGGATCAAATGATATTAAGAATCTCTGGCCACAGTCTTATACAACAAAACCATGGAATGCTCATGTTAAAGACAAGCTAGAAAATAGATTACATCGTGAAATATGCGACGGAATATTAACAGTAGAAGAAGCACAAGAAGCGATTAAGATAGATTGGATTAAAACTTATTGTGAAAAATATGACGATATGCAAGAAGATTGCGCTTCATATCTAAAGGAAAACAATAAATGAAAATAGACGCAGAACTTTTTGATTTATGTAGAGAATTTATTAAAGAAAACAAAATTCGATCTTCTGAAGACGTTGAAAATTATAGCGAAGAAACACAGCAGTTATTAGAACAAATTTGTGATCTTATTGGTTATTATGATCACGACGACGAGATTGATCAAGAAGAACTAGATTTTGATGACTGATAAATATCCCAAAGGAGACTTTGGGAATGTGGATATACAAAGGTGAAGAATTTAAAGATATTGATCATTATGTGGGGTTTGTCTATATTATAGAGAATTTGACAAATCATAGAGCATACGTTGGAAAGAAATTATTCTATTTTACTAAATCTAAACAGATAAAAGGTAAAAAGAAAAGGTTCAAAGTAGAATCTGATTGGAAAGATTATTATGGTTCTAGTGATGTTCTTAGCGAACATGTTAAAACATTAGGTAAAGATAATTTCAGAAGAACCATTCTAAGATTATGTATTTCAAAAGGCGAAATGACCTACTTTGAAGCTAAATACCAATTCGAGTATGGTGTGTTAGAATCAGATAAATGGTATAATTCTCACATTATGGCTCGGGTACACCGTAAACATTTAACATTTTTGAAAGAGGTGCAAAATGGCTAATATCACTGATCCAGTTACCCCATTCTATAAGGATTATCTAAAGAGAGATCCTGACGCAGAGGGTTTCCTATTCTGGACTAATGTTTTTTATAAGGCTTTGAACGAAAGAGGTCTTGCTGCTGCTCAGGATGTTCTTCGCGAAGGTTTCATTAATTCGCCTGAGTATAAGTCTCTAGCTGCTTAAAATAATCGGCGGGAGTAATTCTCCCGCTTTTTTAATTTGACAAATTTGTAAAATGAATTATAATATGATTGTTGAATGGAGGTAAATATGGCTTGGCCACATAAAAATCGTCCTCGTAAAGGACGTCGTAAAATTGGTTCAAATAAACGTAAAGCCCGTAGATTGAAGGGCAGAAAAAAGAAGTAATATATAATGAAAAAATTGATCTTTGTTTGCCTTTTCTTTTTCCAAACATTGCAGCTGCTGGGTTTATAGATGATCTATTTGGATCTTCTGCTACTCAGCAGACTGTTCAAAGAAAAGGTCGTCATTCCAAAACAATAAATAACTATTCCACTGGGCATCATCATAATGCTTCGTGGTATAACGACCGAAGCGGACGGACAGCTTCGGGTATGCGTCATCATTACGGTGTTGCGCATAGAACTCTACCATTTGGAACAACTGTTTGTATTCACAATCCGTCAAATGGTAGATCATTAGAAGCCGTTGTAACTGATAGAGGGCCATTCGTCAAAGGTAGAACAATAGACGTAAATCAAAACGTGGCTCGTGCCCTAGGATTCTCCGGAACAGCACATCTAAACTTTAATCCGTGCTGAGGGTTGGTTACACATAAAAGAAAGGTAAATATATGAATAAGATTATCCTAGCTGCGACGACAGCAGCTGCAGTATTTGCGATGAGCAATATAGCAGAAGCAAAAGTTCGTCATAGCAAGAATACTCAGTATTCAACAAATCTAGAAGAAGACTACTCAAATCCACTTTCAGATATATTCGGTGGTACTACCGAAACAGGAGAGAGTTGGAGTGTTAGTCCACGTATCCGTTTTCGTTCAAAGAAACAGGCACGTGCATATTACAACAATGAAGAAGAAACATACGGATTCGGTCATGCTTCGGGTTCTCTCGTAGCTTACGGATACGATCTTCAGCGTAGAGGCTTCCGTGTTTCAGAACACCCATCATTTGGTGGAGTTCATCATGTTCACGCCCATCATTCGGCGCATTACTCTGGTAATGCTATCGATATTAATATTGGTCGTGGCGTTAGAGAAGCTAATTCAAGATACGCATATAAATTTGATCAGCTCGCATCAGAAGCAAGATCAGCTGGTTATACAGTATACTGGAGAGTGCCTGGTCATTACGACCACATTCATATTCAGAAATAATAATTGGGGAGGCAATGTCCGTGCCTCCCTTCTTACCATTGGAGATTAAATTGAACACAGAGAAAGAAAAAGAAACAAACGTTCCTTCCATAGAAGATTACCATTATTTGATGTTCAATACCGATTTTAATGCATCGTCTACTGGAGATGCTATTTCTTTCATTATTGCCAGAAACTTAATGAATAAAAGTAGACCAAAACAGATTAAAATGATTATTAATTCTCCTGGTGGAGAAGTCCCATCTGCTTTTGCTTTGATTGACACAATGAAGGGTTCCAAGGTGCCTATATACACATATGGATTGGGAGAAATCGCTTCTTGTGGTCTTTTGACTTTTATGGCTGGCGAAAAAGGTCACAGATATATTACCAAAAACACAGCAATTCTTTCTCATCAATTTTCTTGGGGCACAATTGGTAAAGAACATGAGTTAATGGCTTCTGTTAAAGAATTTAATAACACAAGTCAAAGAATTATAGAACATTATAAAAACTGCACTGGTCAGACAGAAGCAAACATCAAGAAATATCTTTTGCCACCAGAAGATGTTTGGTTAACGCCAAAAGAAGCAATTAAATATGGTATAGCTGATAAGATCGTTGATTTTTATTAATTGGAGATATAGAATGAGTATAATTAGACTTAATATTGAAGATGTGTTTAATGTTGATAGTTCCGAATATGAAATCTTAGCTAATGCTTCTGCTTCTATTAAAGAAGTTGAAGGAGCGGTGTTAGAAATTGGTTCTAGACGTGGTGGTTCTGCTAAGATTATGATGGATACCCTAGAATCTAACAACGATACAAATCGTTCTTTCTTTTGCGTAGATCCTTATGGTAATATTGATCTAGAGATTACGAATATTAATGCTACTAGATTTTACGCGAACAAATACGAAGTTAAAGGAGATCCTAATTCGAAAGATGAAACGCTTCCTGCCAAATTCGATTATACTAATACTATGCGTAATCGTGTTGTTCCCTCGCTTTATTACTATGCTTTCAGTAAAGGATTCAATTTTAGTTTCTTTTTCTTAGAGGATACGGAATTCTTTAAA